CTGGTATTCATCCGAATACCATCCTCTTCCAACAGCCTACTTTATGCCAACAACATCTTCTCCGGCAGGGGCCAATCGCTACCAGTACGGTTGGTCGACTGATACCAGGAATCCTGGTGTCATTTCGGTCATCCGCTCTAGTGGCTGGGGCCTTGCCGCAGTTGGTGCTGTGAACTTTAAGTCTGGGTCTTTAAACCCTGGTTGGAGGGATAGGATCGCTAAGCGAGTTGAAGCTGGTTCCTTGTACAATCGCACCGTCTGGGAAATCCAGACTGGTAAGATGTCTTGGTCTAGCCAAACTTTGGACTCGTTTCCTACCAAAAATTTCAAAATCGAAAGCTTCGGCTCCGGTGGAGGACTTTTTGGTGCTGTTGTGATGCCTTCTACCCCTGACTCGTTTGCGCAAAATCAAGCGCTTACTCGTCTCCGGCAGAAGCTTCGTCAACAAACGGGTGCAGCTAGCGTTATGGCCCCAATAGCTGAAAGTAGAGAGCTTCATGGTCTTATCCATCAAGCCACTTCTTTCACTTATAAGGCTCTAACCGCTATTGCTCAGCTTCGGAAAGGGCGCACAAAAGCCGCCGCTCGTCTTATGCAGGATACTTGGTTGGCGTGGAACTTCGGTATTGCTCCGATGGTCCGCGACATAGACTCAGCAGGGAAAGCAATCGCTTCCTTTCTCAGTCGCCAAGATTCCAGCTATAGGATAAGTGGTCGCTTTTCGACGGATGGTCACTATAGTTACGATATCTCCCCAGATGTCGCCGTCCCTTTTGGGCTGGAGGCAGTTGGGAAAGGTACCGGTTCTTGGACCCTCTCGTACCAGTATGTCGGCTCGTTCCATAGTTTGATTGCCTCTGCTAACGACTACGGAGTTTTTGACCATCTCGGGATTAACCTGGCCAACATTCCACATACCTTGTGGGAATTGACCGCGTTTTCCTGGATTGGTGATTACTTCGCTAATGTCGGTAGCTATCTTGAGGATGCATTTTATGCTCCTCCTGGTAATCTTGTCTACTTGAACTTGACGCGCAAACTGGAGGTCTCTGTCTCTCACTCTGTGTACTGCAAGGTGCCTTCCATTAATACCTCCAACGTCTTCTCGACGGGGGGTACTCCTGGGACATCTAGCGTTCACTTTATGAATATGCAGAGATCCGTGCTACAAGTACTTCCTCACATTGGCTTGCAATTTAAAAATGCGGACACTGTGGCAAAGTATGGTGTTTCCAAACTTCTCAATCTGGTTTCCGTTCTTAAGGTTCGATAAACCTAAGCGGTCCAGGAAAGGCATTCATGTCCTTTGCACCAACGTCGCCGGTCTCCGGCGCAACTGTCCCGGGCTTTACTACGCCCACCTACACCATCGCGATCGATGTCGCTCCCAATATCAACGGGAAGCAATATGCGGTCACTGCGTTGGGGGGAACTCAGGCAGGGGTTGACATCAATTCGGTGTCAAAACCCTTCACCCTGACGTTCTTCCGCCCGGCGCAGCTGAAGGTGTTACCCTCGATCAACCCGGTTACGGGGATCGTCAAGTCGGTTCCAGTCAACTCGTACAAGCTCATCACCCGTAAGGGTGCTGTTCCGTACGTGAACCAGCAGACGCAGGTGGCTCGTATTACTACGACCATCGACGTCCCAGCCGGCACGGACACGTTCGAGCCCGAAGAGATCAAGGCCATGCTGGCTGCACATATCGGGACCCTAACTCAACAGAGTTCGGGGATTTCTGACACTGTGCTTACCGGCGTCCTCTAAGAGGACTGGCAAGTTCTTCGGGGCGCGTAAGCGCCTCGTTTCTTCGTTGACTTTGTCGCTTGAAGCGACCCATTAGGAGTTGTTCTATGGGTGATTATGGACAGTTTTCCGAGCTTCTATTAGCTGACATCGAATATTGCAAATGCGTTAGCGATAACGTAGATGTAAAATTCGCGCTAGACAGGCTTCGTGACAAACATCGCAAGAAGTTTGTTTCCACGTCCTCGGATTTGGCTACCAAGGCGATAGACGACTTTGTGTCGTTGAATTCCTTAGTATCAACCAAATCGGTTATCACAGACCCTTTCATTCTACACAACGCACGTCTCTTCATTGAAGTGGCGTTCGAAAGGTACAATGCTCGGTTTGATGAGGAGCTTATCCAAGTTCCTTTTGATATCCGACACGTTATCTCTGAGTGGAGGTTTGGCCCCGGCGCTAGTAATGGCGTCAAAGGCACACACACAGCCCAGAAGATAATGCAGCCTATGTCTTGCACTGTCATGGGAGAACCTCTTGTTCGTGAGCTTCGGTTGACCAACGTTTATTTACGGAGCTTTGATGCTCTAAAGAAACGTCCGGTTACCTTAGTGGAGGGTTCTCGGCTAAGCACGGTTCCTAAAAACGAGAAAACCGATCGTACAATTGCAATTGAGCCTTCTGGCAATATGGCCCTTCAGCTTGCTGTCGGGGTCTACATTCAGAAAGTTCTCTCTTCAATTGGACTTGATATCAAGACTCAGCAAGATCGCAATAAAGCGCTTGCTAAGACAGGTTCCATATCCGGTGACCTAGTCACCATCGATATGAAGTCTGCCTCTGACTTGATATTGATCGACTTGTGCCGTAGGCTGTTACCAAAGCAGCTATTCCTTTTCATGCTTAGAATTAGATCCTCTAAGTGTGAATTACCGGATGGTCGCTTTATTAACTTGAACATGATGTCTACCATGGGGAACGGTTTTACTTTCCCTCTGATGACACTTCTGTTCTCTGCACTGCTTTACGCTGTGCGCCTACGAAGAGGTGGTCCTTCGTATTACATCGACTGGAACACTTGCGGAGTCTTCGGTGACGACATTGTCGCCACCTCGGATGAAGCAAGTGAACTTATCGCTGTTATCGAGGACTCGGGATTTATCATTAACAAAGATAAATCTTACCTCTATGGACCTTTCAGAGAGTCTTGCGGGGGCGATTTCGTGAATGGTTACGATTGTACTCCATTCTACGTTAAGTCCCTCAAGACAGAATCTGATATTTATGTCGCTATTAATCAAGTTTTTGATTACTGTGGTCGTCATGGCTTTATCTTTGATAGAGTTTTGACGTACCTCAGGAGCTGCATAAAAGGTCCTTTGCACGCCGTACCTGAGTGGCATTCTGACACCGATGGTGTCAGGGTACAGCAGGTTCCGAGGCGATATAAACACCTCTCAATTAAACCTAGTCGCATCTTGCTCAGGGATGAGCATTTTGCTTCCATGTTAATTAGTGGTGGCTATCTAGCCTCGGGGGGGCCTGGTCTCTTCTTCATACCTCGACCGTTCAAGACGAGGTATGTGACCAGAAGATCAAGATTGCCTAACGGCTATCTTGATGGGCGCTGCGTGTTTTCACGCTGCACTCGGGTGTCAGATTTTGTTAGCTCCTGGGCTTTCCTCGTTCTCGAGGATAGCTAAGACGTAGGGCCACCTTCTGGGGGCCCTACGAATGGAGTTCTGATTAACCCAAAGGGAAAAATGCTTAGCATTCTTCCCT